CATTCCCACCGACTGCGGATCTGGATATATCTGTCTAGCCAAAGCCTGGCATTTCAATCGCTCGGTAGTGGCATTCGCTTGTAGGACTGGATCATCCGAATACGGTATCAGTTTGTATTTCGGTTGCTGCGTGGTGGCGCAACCGCTAACGAAGAGCGGTATTGCGGCGGTTATCGTAAGCAGTATTGCGCGTATCATAATCAATGAGGTTCCTTCCTGTTGCTATTCCACCCTGCCAGAAGTCGGCTAGCGACTGGCCCTGGGTGGCGGCAGTATTCGCAGACAAATTAGCGGCAGTATTCATGCCGGCCATTGCTGCCCCATTGATATTATTACCCATACGCGCGGCATTGAGCAACCCATTAGACATGTTTTCACGCGCCGCCATCGATGCTCCGGCCATGTCATACGCGTTCTGTGCCATACCGTTGGCGATCAAATCACCGGCTCCGCGTTGATACGCGCCACGTGATGGGTCGATACCTGACGTATTCATGGCGCCTAAGCCCTGTGAAAGACTGTTCATCCCAGTAGCGTTAGTGCCGCCGGCTATACGGTTGATGTGCGCTGTGTCGCCTAGATTCTGCGCCAGGTTTATATAGCCCTCTTCAAGAGGACGATAAACCTGCGTGTGACGCTGATGCTGTGCTAGCGCCTGATCAAGCGACTGCAGTTCCTGGGCGGTAGGTTTATTCGCTGCTTCCTGTGCGTCTGCTGAGGCTTTGTTGCTCAGCAAACTCATCCCCGCACCAATTAACGCTCCCCACATACTTACAACCCTCCGTAGGCTACAGTTCGTTTCACGTTGAATTTGTCCTTGTCACGCTCATTTGTGGCTTTATACACACCTGCTTCGTACGCTTTTCGGTACGCTGCGGCTAACTTGGCGTCGTTCCACCCTTGAGGCATGGACAAGATACGGTACAGGGCACCGTCTGCAATGACAGACTGGTACTGCGCCAGTACAGTATCAGGAATGGAATTGATTGAGGACGTAGGCACAAGAGTCATCTCCATGCGAACATCGCCGGTGCGATCGACTTTGGGGCCAATCATCAACTCGTCAGTGGTCGTCACGGAATAGAACTCAACCCCAGTACGCCCTTCGTCCTGCATACCGCGTAGGATCATCTCTTCTACCGGCTGCAGGTCTTTAGTGCCCAGAGAGACCCGCAACATACGGGACATCCTGGTATATGGAAGCGTCTCAATATCGTAGAAGTTGAGATCCTTAACCAACATAACGGTGTCGGATACCCACTTCCACGTCTGAGTACGTGCATAGAAGTCGATAAGCGTCTGACGTACTTGGAGATCAATCACGCTTGATGGCACGCCAGGTACTAGCGGTAGGATACTTTCCCGGATGTCAGACACATACATTTATCAGTCCTCTAACGCAGTGTCACGCATAGCTGCAGTGACAGGATAACCAAGGATTTCTTTGATCGCCGTAAGTTTTGGACGACCTTTTGAGTCGAACTTAGACGGATCACCCTCGGTGACAAGTGCCTCAATGGCTTCTTTTACAGCGAGCATGGCTTCGTCGCCTGCGGGAGTAGTGTCGATAACCACGTCCTGCTCGCCACCTACCGCCTTGGCGCCTTTTGCCAGCGCAATAGGTACTAATTCATCGCGTACATTTATAGGCTCGCCAGCCTTCATGCGAATAGCATGTCCACTAGTGGACGAAATATACAAATCAATCTGGGATACAAGTTTCATCTTATGTCCTCATGGGAACGACCCGGCCGAAGCCGGGATCGAACTTAGGTGATGGCCTAATCAGATGGCTGTATCAAGCGCCAGAACAGCGTGGTCTTGAACGTCGCCAGTTTGGATGTTGTGGAACTGAGGCTTCTTGAAGCCCAAGATCTTACCAACAGAAATACCGTGCTGGTTGCCATAGTCGAAGGTCTTCTCTTCCCATGAAGGAGTTCCCAAGTCTGCCAGAGCAAGAGCCTGAGCACCTACCAACAGAGCACGAGCGCCGTTCACATCACCAGCAGCACCCCACTTAGCACCGGCAGCAGCGCCAGTAGTGTTGTACACGTGACGGAATTCATGGATTACCAAACCATCCTGAGTCACGATACCGCCCGTGAACAGAGGGTTAGACTCACCACGGTTAGCACCAGAGCGGATGTTAGCCAGGTAATCTGGGTCCAGTTTCAACGCTTTCATCTGCATTGGGTGTAGGAACACGTGGTAGAACTCTTCGTTACCTTTAGTGAACGAAGCCGGGATGAAACGCTCTTTAGCTACAGCGCGAGCATTAACCAACATCTCGTAAGACACTTTGTCTTCCGCTGTTACAGCAGTGGTGTCACCAGCCACGAACGATTTAGCAGAAGTGTCCCACATCAAGTGGCGAGCAGAAGTAGGAGCAGCAACGTCTGCAGCAAAAGCCAAGTCGCTCAAGTTAGAGCCGGTAGCATTTACAGGACGAGCTGAACCGTTAGTGTTGTACTGATAGCCGATACCAGACAGAGTCAGGAACGCCATTTGGTCGATACGGTCTGCCAACCAGAATGCCAGTTTATCTTTAGACTGGTCACGGAAGTTGATTACAGACTTCTGCATCGCCATCTTACCTTTGGTGCGGTTAGCGTGACGGATCTGATCGATGGTGATAACTTCATCGTACGCTTGCAGCGCTTCTTCGTTACCTTCCAGATCATAGTCGCCCATGATACCGTCAGTCTGCAGGTCAGTTACCAAAGAGATTACAGCGCGTTCACCACGCTCATCTTTAGTCAGTTCAGTGATACGCTGGAAGATTGAGTTAGAACCAGAACCGGCATATTGCATTACACGTGAACGCTCACGTGCGGCTTTCCACAGCATGCGAGACCATACCGTCTTTTTCTCTGTGGTTAGTAGTGTAAAGTCAGTGCGCGCCATCCTAATTTCTCCTTATGAATTTCGCGTAAATGAGTCGTTGTAAGTTAGCTTGTTAGACTTGGCCATGTTTTCACCGGCCGAGAGAACTTGAAGGTTGTCCTCACAATGAAGCCCGCACACTACTTCAGATATAAGCGGAACAATATGATCTACGTGGTATTGCTCACTGTCGGAGGACATTGAGTATGCCAGTTCGTAGATCGCCAAGATAGCATCTGCATTAGCCAAAAGAGGTGTGGCTTTCCGTTTCTGCGCTCGGCGTTTAGCCTCGGTAGCATTACGTCTGTGCCTATTCTGACTAGCCCACATGCGAATGTTGTTGGCTTGCCGTGTTCTGTTAGCCTCACACCATCTATTACGGCGTTTAGCTGCAGCCTCTCTGTTAGCCTCTCTCCATTTTTTATCCGCTCGTCTATGTGACTCCCGAACTCTATCTGGATTTTCGGCTTTATATGCATTAACTCTCGCTAACGTGCAGGCCTTGCACTGTTGAGTTAATCCATCTTTGGTATCGCTACGTTTATAAAACTGATCTAGCGGTAGAGTTTCTTTGCATTTAGTACAAACTTTCATTCGTTCTCCGAATCAAAGTAAAGTGACTTTTACGCTCGTCTAGCGGAAAACAACAGGCTTTGAGGAGGCCAGGACTCCGAGAGAATTGACGTATTCTCCCCGGACGAAAATGAATCAAGCGATCGAAGCTCGCAGGCAGCTTTAACTAAAAGTTGGATGCACCGTGAGGAAGGACGAGTGCATCCAAAAGCAATGCGCTTAGCAGTAATATACCTAATAGGCATACTACTGTCAATAAAATTACTAACTCGCTAGTAATTTCTGGATCTGCTCCTCGCTCAACTTGTCGAACTCGGCCTCAGACATCGCCATTATGTCGATCTTAGGGGCTGAGTCGTTTGTTGGCGCCTTATCTGCGATGGATGGTGGCTGCTTGCTCAACGCATCCAGCTTGGCCTTATCCACGGGCGGCTTGGCTGCGGGCTTGGCTACAGGAGCTGGAGCCACCGCGGGTTGCGGCGCATACACACGAGTGGCTGCGCTCACCGCTTTACTGATAGCCACTACAGGGTTGTCGCCTTTGGCAAGAAAACCATCACGTAGTTCCATGGCGAAACCAAACGCTTCTTCGTTGAACTGATCGGACTTGCCGTCAAACATCGGGAATTCCCGGTTAATCTGGGCAACTTCGGACTGCACTGCCTGCATCATCTGCAAATTCTGCACTTCCTGCATCGACGCCTGCTTGGTAGAGTCCTGATACATCTTGGCTTCCGCCTGACGGATCTCCTGACGAATGGCTAGCGCCTTGTCCGTCTCACCATCAAGAATAGCGTCCATGTACTCGCGCTCTTTGGTCTCGAAATCGAAAGCAGGCGCTGGTGGTTCTTGAGGCTCAGCCTGTTTCGCCTTGCCTTCAAGCTCCATCAGTCGACGTTCAAGCTCTTCGTACTTGGTCTTGTACTCTTTACGCTCGTTGTTCACCTCGTCGAAACGCGATTTAGGGATAGACTGAGTGCGTGTCTGTTCCTGTTCCGGCTCAGGTTCTGGTTCCGGCTCAGGTTCTGGTTCCGGCTCAGGTTCTGGAGTAGGCTCTGGTTCTGGTTCCGGCTCCTCTTCCTCTTTGACCTTGGCCTGCATCATAGGCGTGTCGTCGACATACGCCCCTTCAACATCCTCTTCGTAGATGGAGGCCATCTCTGAATCAGAGATGTCCAGGTCATCTGCGTGTACGCTTTCTTCAATCAATTCGTTAAATGGTTCTTTGCTCATTGTCATCACCTATCTTAGTTACTACGACCGCCCGGCGCTGCTGCCGAACGAACTTGGTTGTAACGGCCCACTTGGCCTTGTGGACCTTTTGCATCGCCTCGTTGCGCGGCAAGTCTTGCCTGCATGTTGGCGATTTCTTTCTTGCTGTCCAGCGTAGTTTGAGCTTTCGCCAGATCCGCTTGGATCTTGAGCAACTCCAACTGGTACTGATCAGCATCGAACTCTGTGTCCTTCGCCTTAGCCATAGCCAACTCGGCCTGCGCTGCAAGGTTCTGGATCTTGGCTTGCAGCTCTTGCATCTGCAGTTGCGTCATCTGCATCTGGATCTGCTGCTGTTGCGCCATCATCTGTTGTTCTTCCGGAGTAGGATCAGCCTGACCCATCATGCGTTTGATGCGATCCGCGATCTCGGCCTTGTTCTCAAGCGTAGAGTAGCGAACCACCACGTCATCTGGCACCATTACCCCGGCGTTGCGCATGACGATAGCCTCGGCGAACTGGGTATCGTTGAAGTTGGCGCGTGAAGGTACACTCGATACAGTCACTCCATACTCACCCAAAGTCACGTTGTTGATGATCTGCCCGGTAACCGGGTCTTGCTTGTTGATCGCCACCGACTCTTGCTGCTCCTGGTTCACCGGATCGACGATGTGAATAACGCGCTCTTCGGTGTAGTACATCTGCACTAATGTCAGGATGTGCTTGGCCAGGATCGCACGCGAACGGTTCAGGTTATCAAATGGAACCTGCAATGGGATCATGCCACGTGATAGTTTGGTCTCCAGCGCTCGACCTGATACGTTAGGAGAGTCAGTGCCAAGCATTGCATCCGTGATGCCGGAGATCTGTTTGATATCCATCGCTGCTTTCTGACCGATACGATCAAGGCCTGTAGGGATCTGGTTAGGCTGGATCTTCTGCAGACCGTTAGTGCCAGGCGCCACCTCGATGACGATACCAGTCTCGGCACCACGTGTTGCCAAGTCCTCAGTTGTCATGTTGGTCAGTGAGCCTTGCTCCACGATATAACCTGAGTTGGCTGTCGTGTTGACGATGTGCAGTTCTTGTGATTTGATCTTGTTGTACTGCTCCTGCGGAGACAGCAAGTTGCGAATAAGTCCCATAGGACGTCCGCGGCGGAAGTATGGGAAGTACGGAACGATAGTGAAGAAACTGTATGGCGACCAGTCGTCGTGCAGAACGGTTGTGTCGGCGGTGACGGTGTGGCGGATGCGCTGCTGGAATCGATTGGTGATAAGCAAGCCAGCCTTTTCTTTCAGCATCATCACCTTCTCTTCCGACCAGTCTTTAGGTACAGGGCGGGTGTCGCCGTTGTTGGGGTCAACGAATAGGCGAACTCGATCCATGCGCTTATACTGGCGATCGATTACGCGAACGCGTGTGATAGTACGGCCCTCTTTGTCAGTCATCATCGACAGCTGCTCGTCTGTAGCCGGGTCGATGTCGCCGAATGAGTCCTCTTTCGAATACTCCACGCTATCTGCGCCGTAGGCTGTGGATAAGATAGCCGTCTCTTTAAGCTGCTTGGCGATCTTCTCTCCGTATAGTAGTGAGATCTCGCTGGTGCTCATCCACTTACTGACGATGACCTCTGACCAAGTGGATGGGTCGTACTCACGTGCGTCCGGGTCTAGCAAAACAGTGCGAGGGTCGACCGATGTGATGCGCACCTCACCATAAATGTTATCGGAGGTGTCCATGCGCACCTCGAAGTAGCCACGCTCCTCGATGATACCGTCAGCGAACACCTGCGACTCGACGTAGTCGTAGTTGTTGTTGTCCATGATCTGCTGCATGACCTTGGACAGTACGTCCGCAATCTGTTGCGGAGAGTCGTTACGTGGCACGAAGCGAATCTCAGCGCGCTTGTTGGCCTGCTCGCCCAGCACCGTGTTGACAGTAGGTAGGATCTGGTTGATTGTAAGTGCCGGTTTACCCTGCTCCTGAAGGATCTTCAGATCCTCTTCGTCCCACTGGTCGCCCAGATAGAAGCGGTTGCACTTGTCGGCCATATCGAGATAGTCGGTATGCCCGTTGTCTCTGGCGCGCTGGTAACGGCGGTAGTTGGATAACGCCAGGTCTTCGTCTTTCTTAGCCATTGTCCTATCTTCTCCTATAAAGTTAAGCGGTCATAGCGGACTTTCTTCTGGTAGAGGATCTGAGCTTATCCCTCCACCCTGTTTTCTTCGGCGCCTTCTTAGGCGTAAGCGCGACCATAGTCTCCAGCATCAAGTAGATCCATGACACCGAGTCCACGATGTCGTCATGCTTACCGGCCGGGAACGCCAGCATCTCGTTCTGCGCGGCCTGGAACCAAGTGGCTGAATGTGGCCATAGCACCATGCCCTGCTGCATACGGCCCTGCAGTGGTCTAGCTCGCATCATCTTGTCTCGACGACCCGGCTTAAGGCGCTGAATGTTGATGAACTGTTTGCGTTCTCTCATGCGCTTGGCCAATAGCGGCCCAAGCGCCATCTCGATCTGGCTTGTCTCGATACCGACCATGCGCGCGTCGTAGTCCCTGGCCATGTCCAATATCTGCTCTACCAACTCGAATGCGTCCCACCGTCCACGGCGTATGTCCAGTACATAGTGGTTATCGTTGTAGTCCACCCCGATGGTCGTTCCAACGGAGTAGTCGTTCTGTTCTTTTGTTCCGATCGCCAAGTCCCATGCCTGATAGATGGCCAGCTCCTCGAGCGGCGGTCTGTCAGACGGCTTGTACCCGTTGAACATCTCGCGTTTGAAGAAGTCACCGTCAGCCATTGTCGGGTTCTGCTGGTACAGCGCTTCCCAGTCCGACGGGTGCATGTTGCGTTTGATCTGCAACAGCTTGGCCAGGTCGTATCGTTCCGGGTGCAGCGCCTCGCCCTTCTTACGGTACAGCTCGTCCTCTTCGGCGATAGCCGGATAATGCACCACCTCGAACCGGTCGGCCTCCGGGTCGTCCTTCATGCGCTTGATAAGACGCCCGGCCAGGTCGTCCTCGTGCCAGCGCTGCATGATGAGCAGTATCCCACCGCCCGGCGCAAGACGTGTGTAGAACGCCGTGGTGTACCAGTCCCATACCGCCTCGCGGTTAGTCTCCGACCATGCCGCCTCTTTGTTTGCGAACGGGTCATCGATTATGCCGATGTGCGCACCCTTACCGACGATACCCCCGCCGACACCGGCTGCACTATAGGTGCCACCTTTGGACGTGCGCCAGGACTGCACTGACTTGGCGTCCGGGTCAAGACGGGTATCGAATACAGTCGTGTACTCGGGTATAGTCAATAGGTCTCGGGCTTTACGCGAGAAACCTTCCGCCAGTGATGCTGCATAGGAAGTGGAGATTATGTCCCACTCCGGATGATGCCCAAGTGCCCATGTAGGGAACTTGATAGAAGCGATCTCCGACTTACCGGCACGTGGCGGGATCTGCAGAATCAATCGAGGTGACTCTTTGTTCTCCACCTGCTTGATGAACTTCTCAAGACGAGCGCAGATGTCCATGTGTACCCAGCCGGGGATGTACCCTGGAGTGGTGCGCAGGATGAAAGGCAGAAGATGCTTTTTGGCCAACGCACGACGGGCCAACTCCTGTTTCATGGCTGGCGCGGGTTTAACTTTCACTTCATGGGTAGGATCTTCGGCTTTCTTTTCAAGCTCTTCGATGAACGACTCATAGACCTCCCCGGTCTGCTGGGCAAGCTGTGCGTTGATCAGCTTTTCGCGGGCTTGTCTTTCGCGCTCGCGTAGCTCTTTCGCTGATGGGATGTCATTCATCTTTTACGCTGTACTCAGATGGAGTCAGAGTGTGAATCTTCATGTCTGCCAATTCGAGCAGTTCTGCTGTAGACATGCCTTCGATCTCCTCGATTACATGCACGTTAGTGACACGATGATTCACTTTCTCAGGCTCATATAGTCCATGCAGCTTGCCCAATTCACGGATAGCTGCGATTTCTTCTGTTGCCGTAGCGCTCTTTCTGTGGGCTTCGAACAACATCTGTGTAAGGTGATCACGTGTTACCTTGACGGTCATCAGCGAAGAGTCGTTGATTTCCTTCATGGCTTCCTGCACGTGTTGTCTATCGAATACTGATGGTGATTTGAACCCTGCCGCTTTGGCGGCCGCTGCTTTGCTAAAGCCGTTGGCTAAATAGCGTAGTGCCTGCGTTTCTTGTTCAGTGAGCATCGTCATATGCCGAATTATACCTAATAGGCATAGTATGACGCAAGGCATTGAAAAATTTTCAAAAAATTTTTTGTCGTTTGAAATTTTTTAAAAATTTTTTGTCGTTTGAAATTTTTTAAAAATTTTTTGTCGTTTTGCTTTTGTCACATCTCCCCACCCGTTCTGCGAACGACCCATGTCCCCCTTTTTGCAATCCCCGATTCTGATTTCCCGTTTTGGAAAAACGGAAATCAGCGACTCCCTTTCATGGGCCTTCGGCCCATAACACTCGTCGGCGCCGAGGCGCTGAATGACGCCGTTGCTACGCAACGTCGTAAGTCTTTGTTTAGTGAACACTAACCGGAGGGATTCACCATGTTCATTACTACACAAGACAAAACTCAAATGTATACCAACCTAGTCAATGACGGTTGGACTCCAATCGACGAACTAACGCTAGAGCAAAACGGCGTTATGGGCAACGAAGAATTCAAGTCAATTGTTAAGTTTGAACCAGTAGACGGCGGCTTCGACGTCGACTTCGACATGGAGATGTCAGCATGAAGAACACGTACGTAGAACGAGTAGTAAAGACTGTCATCGCGACTCCAACGCGTGAGACGCCAATGCAACTGGAAGTAGTTCTCCCGGACGGAAGCAGCCAGTTCTTACACCGAACAGCAACTATGGCACAAGTCGCCAGTTTCATGGCGCATCACAACGTACGCAGACTGGAGGTAGTACGATGAAATTCCAAATTAAACCCGAAGAGGGCATTGCCTACGGACTAATCGGCTTAGGGCTACTGTTTGCCCTAATCCAACACCCGCTGGTAGCAATAGTGGCAGGTGTAGCTCTGCTATTCAAAGACAAAGTCAAAGATCACTTCACCAAGTAAACGAATGCCCGCTTCCTACGGAAGACGGGCGTTTCTACGTTTAGCGAGCAATCTCGCTCGTGAAAATACTGGAGATTTAACCATGAAAACTTACAACGAAACTGTTAACACCTTAGCACAACGTCAACTAATCAACGCATGCGCATTTGCAGTGCGCATGGCCAAGAAGAAAGGTAGCGGTGAAAGCGCAGAAGAAGTCAAGCTAGCTATCGCGGACGCCTACTCATGGGCGCCGTGGGTAAGTGAGACGGTCAACACATTGACGCCTGAAATCGGCTGGCCGACTCTTAGCGAAATCCTTAGCGGTAAAGCAGAGACGCCCGCTAAAGATATAGAAGCAAGTGACGAAGTCATCGACTTCCTATTCGCAGAGCAAACGTACAACGTGTGGAACACGGCGTACTGGTTCGCAAAAGCGTTTGACGGTCTTGGCTTCCAGACACCTGTCAAAGACTTCAACATGGTGCTGAACACGCTGTCTCTTCACATCGACGACGACATGCTGGAGCAAGAGTACAACGGCACCAACATCCGTGAATTTGAAGAAAAGACGCAGAAGAGCATCGAGCGTCAAGAGTTCTTGCAGTTGTTCATGAGTCGTCTTATGGACAGCAAATACGCGGGCGTACTCGCGCAGATTCATGAACAAATCGTCGAATCGCATCAAAAGCTGCTAGACGAGCAGCGGGCCGAAGAAGCTCGCAAGACGGCACGTGTAGCGAGCCAGCTGTTCGGAAAAGATTTTGAGTTCCAAGCGCCAGCCGCTAAGAAAGCAAAAGTACCCGAAATTAACATCCAATAGGAAGAGCAACATGGAAGACGTCATCGATTTCTATTACAACGGTGCCGTCCAATACGTAGAGTATTGGGCGGAAGACGGTCACCGCTCGGATCTAGCGGACTACCGCTACGATCCCCTCGAAGTCCTAATCGCGGAAGAAGAAGACCGCGAGTATCAATAACAACTCCCCGCCGCAAGGCGGGTTTTTTGTATTACAGAGACAGAACTCATGGCAACTTACAATTCAACCTGCAAACACACATACGTAGGCACACCGTGCAAACACAAACTTCTCAACTACCTGCGCTACTACCTACTGGGCGGTAAGCGCATCTAGCCTCGCGCCTTCGGCGCTCGGCGGGCGGTTGACGATAGATGGCCACAGAACGAGCGTAAAGCGCCCTACATTCAACGATCATCATCTAGAGGTACATGGACATGGAAATTCTAATTATCGGCGTAGCATCAGCGTTTAATTTCCTCATCGTTAAGTGGAAGTTAGAGCACGAGAGATACGCTGACGTTGCGTACGACGTCATTGTGTTGTTATCGCTAGGCTACCTTTTTGGCGGCACGCTCGGCGGCATGACGATCGCTATGGTTGCATCGACGTTAGTATCTCTTCACCTGATGAGATACCCTCCGAAAAAACCGATGTGGGACAGGAATCTTAAGAAAATTGTATGGGTTGAGTAGAAGTGCGTATATTGACAAATGGCTTAGTTGTTGATCTAAGTTTTTTGTCGCTTTGCACGCTCATGCGAGTAGTTTTAGTGCCGCTCCTGCGACGAGGAACACTCTCCTGCGACGAAAACAGCCCTAACTGCGACGAAAACACCCCTAACTGCGACGGAAAAAACACCGAAATCTCGGTTTCAAGGGCTTTATTTTAAAAACGTCACATCCGTCGCAGAAGCGACGTCTTATCGCAGCCAGAAAACACCTTTCCCCCAACACACATATAAATACTAAAAGCACCACCTAATTGGCATGCGCTCCTGCGACAAATGCGACGAAATCGACAAAACCCCCCGTGGTTACGGGCTTTTAGCCTAAAAAACGACCTCTCTCTTCTGCGACCTGTCTGCGACGCTTGCGACGAAATCGACAAAACCCCCCGTGGTTACGCGATTCCCCGTCGCAGGAAAAAAGTCGCGTTTCTGCGACGAGAAACACTACCCAAACAAACTTAATCCACTCATAAAAATCTTTAGGGCAATAAAATGAAAAAATTTATCACCGTGGAGATACAGTAGAATGAACATCCTCATTAGCCCTCCAACCAAAGACATTATGTTTAAACTGCTCCCTGCTGAAGAACAAACACGGATGCTTAGAGAACTTGATGGTTTTTTACCCATCATGTCAGTTTTCAATCGTACGCAGTGCAACCTATCGAACCGGTGGAGCGCATTGGAATCAAGCCGCCGCGCTTTGGCGGAAAAACTAGATAATTACGCGATAATGGAATTGGGTATTGGTGCGTTCCACGACCCCATCACCGCCGCCGCAGACGCGGCCGCACACCACCGCCGTAGTCGTATACGCACAATCGACCGACTGGGTAAAGAATCCTATCAAGACTTATGCAAACTGCTGGCGCAATATGACGCCGGCGAAGCCGCAGTCGACGACGTACAAAACCGCATCTATCACGAGTGGTTATCATCCTACCATTCATATTGCCCCGACTTCCCGTCGGATACAACTGAAAGACTGGCGCACATGGGCGCCATCGTATACGTCGATTATTCGATCGACACGGACGGGTATTGCCCTAACAAATACTATCTATCCGGCTATGAGCCAGATGAAGTCGACCCGACCACTGGTGCCGTGGAGAAACTACCCGGCGATGATGGATATCTGCGTGATTACCACGATTACACGTGCCGGGCACTGCCCGGAACCGACCACTCTACGGCCACCTACGGCGTAGAATTGGAGTTATACCATGACGACCGACGCAACGAGATTGGCGCCGCCATCCGCCACCTAGACGGCGTGCGCGCCTGTAAAGACGGTTCATTGGACGATTACCGCGGGGCCGAAGTCGTCACCGACTACGGCAACTTAGACCCACTGCGCGCACACTTAGCAAAAGTCGTAAGCGCGCTGAAAGACAATAACGTCTACGCCCCACGCGATACCGACTACGGCCTGCACGTCCACCGAAGCCATGAAGACCTCGGTATCCGCGGATTAGTCCGACTATTCAATCTCATGAACGATTTAATAGACAGCTCATTCCTGTCTAAAATCGCTGGCCGATGCACCACCTCCTATGCCGCACGTATGGACGAAAGCGACATCCGCCACGTACTGCGCTACGGTAAGCCGTCCGAACGCTATAAGGTCATCAACGTAACAGACTGTACGGTGGAGTTCCGTATGTTCCACACCACGATGAACGACGAGCGCCTAGCGTACCGCCTAGAGTTCGTGAAAGCGTCCTGTGAATTCGTCAAGGTGCGCGGTGTAGGGCTTAAGCCACGCACGAACGACTTCATCGACTGGGCATTCAAACGCAAAGAGGACTACCCGGCCTTGATGACATTCATCAACACTAACTGGCACACTGCGAAAGAGTTCTACGCCAAGCGTCGTGCCGCTTAATTAGTCCTACTAACAACCACAACCATAAAAGGAACCTCAACCATGTGTATTCTCATCGAACAAATGCAAAACCAACACTTCACATTCCCGCAGATTAAAGACTTCTACGAAAACAACCCGGACGGATTCGGTGCAATCGACCCGACCACTGGTACCGTGGAGAAACTACCCGGCGGTGATGTCAAACGCATCTGGCGCCTATATAAAGAGCAGTATGCCGGTAAACACTGCATCCTACACTTCCGATTGGCCACGTCCGGGGCGCATGACTTGGCGAACGTCCACCCGTTCAACGTAGGAAAGACCGACTGGGTTCTGTTCCACAACGGCGTGCTGTCAAGCGACCTATGGACGCAACACAGTAAGGGTAAGAAAGACAGCCGCAATGACACCCGCATTTATATCGACCACTACATCAAGCCGCTAATCACGGCGGGCGTTCACCCGAAAAGTGACCTGTTCAAAGACCTAGTGGGCCGTGACATCGGCCATAACAACAAATTCATCTTGGTCAACCGCAAGACTGCCGAGATTGTCTGCGTCAACCGCTCGTCCGGCATCTATGTGGCCGAGTTCAACGGGTCATGGATGTCGAACACCTACGCTTGGGACGCCGCGCTGTATGGCTATGGGTACAAGGCCCGCACACTGTATAGCTGGGGCAACACCGGCGACATCTGCACCCCTAAAGCCTCGACCGGGTTTAAATATGACGACTACGAGGAGTTATACGAGGACGCCTATGTACCGAACCGTTCAGACTATATCGGCGACGTATCCGAGTATAAAGACTACGGCGACACCCAGCACGCCGACATCTTGGAGCGCGTGAAAATCATCGAGGACGGTAACATCGGCGACTATCTAATCCTGATTGATGGTGACGTGTTCGACGAGTACAAATTCAAAGACGACGCCGAGTATTTCTACGACTTGCTAACGCATAGCCGCACCGCGTTTGAAGAAGCGTGCGAATTGATGTGACCCGCTATAAACCGGAGAGGACGAGCATGAGAACCTACACATTGCGCGACGGCCGGCGCATCAACGGCCTAGTAGACCACCTAAAAGACGTCCTCGGAGTTGATATAGGGGAACCTCATGACTATCGCATCATCCTACCATACAACGCCGAGGTGCTGGAGTGGTTGAACGTGGACGCGGGCACGATTAGATGGGTGAGCGGTGATGCCCCTGCCGACTATAACTGCGGCGTCGACGAGGGCGAACCATTGGTATTGTTCTACGACACCGCAACCCATATGACACGCATGGTTAAGAACTCCACCACGGCGTACCCAGACCCCGGCACTATCCGAAGTGACATGGGACTAAAGGATGTCGTACCAAGGTGGCCGGATGCGTTCCTATCAGATGACCAAACACCCGTGCCAGCAGACGGTGAATGGCGGACACCGCACGGTGACTTGCCCGCGTACCGCGAGATGCTGGCGGCTATGGGTGCGACGTGGGCCAATGGTGAGAGCCTGACGGATACCCAGTTGCAGTATGGCCACCTGCGTATCACTCGAAAAGATGGCAAGCTGACTGTCAATTACTTCTACAACGACATCCAAGCACTGAAAAGTGACTTGCCGTTGTTCGACGAGATTAAACTGCGCCGCCTACCGGGCAATATCGAGGAGTTGAAAGCGGCCCTACGTGATGGGCGTACGTTCTACTTCAAGACGGAAAACAGTAGTTTCCCGTATATGCACCTGACTTATAACCCGAGCACGGAAAACTACCTGTATGCGGACACGTCCACGGATTATTTGAAGCCGTACACACACATGGCGATTATCAGTGGGCTGTTCGGTTGGATTACGCAACATAACTACACGACCAACTGTCGTGGTGTGGACGTACTACTGAACCTGACTGAAACCACACCACATACGATAACAGTTGAATCATCCGCGTGGTATAAAAACCGCGATAACTTCCCGCTACTATGCCAAACGCTCCACGACCTGTCGGGCTGCCTAACCGTACAAATCGTACGTGGATATGACGCGGAACAGGACTGCTTCCACTGCATATTACCGGACGGCACGGTGTTCTATGTCAACGACGCCGCGCCAGTTGACCCCTCGTCCTACCGCTTACGCACTGCGTAACCGGCCGACACCGTTCAGGTGTCAACTCTATCGGTCTGGCCTTAAGCTATACCGATAGCACCCCATTTTTACCTCGTGGTTGAGTGTAGAAAAGGTTGGCCCGCACCTTCGGTTGAAAAGCGGGCACCACATTCCCCTACTGACCGGCGCACGTACGCCGGTTATTTTTTGCCTAGAGATTAGGAGTGCTAACCATGAAATATAAACTACCACATGAACATCGTCGCGATGAATTGAAGCATCAGCTGACAGTGGCGGCCGTAGATTTGTGTTACGTTGGTTCTCGGATAACGTAACACAAAACTACGCAAAGACTCTACCACTGGTGTACGTGGTATTGGTTGGCATAAAGCAACCCAGAAGTGGATTGCTACCATTCGTGCCAACAACAAGACCTTCTACTTAGGGGTATTTAGTACGTTGCTTGACGCCGTAGCCGCGAGGCTCCGAGCGGAGCGACTCTATGATTTCATGCCGACTAGGGTGCAGTAAGCACCGCAGACCTAGCCGACTTCGTACTATAAGGAGTGCATATCATGAGTGCATTAAGACGACACGTCAGAAAGATTATCGACAATAACATCGACAGCTACGACAACCCGCAGGACTTCTTCAACGACCTACAACAGCACGGCTGTGTGTCGGGGATGATTAGCGAGTTGGTGTATCACGCCGACACGGTGCTGTTCTTCAAGAAGCACAACAAAGAGATTAACGAACTGCTGGTGGAGGCACTGGAGAGTACCGGTAGCCTGTGTCCAGTTGGTTTGTTCGGTGACAAGTGGGACGCGGAAGACCCGCTCGCACTAGGGGTCACTAACCGCAACCTGTTAGCGTGGTTCGCGTTCGAGGAAGTAGCTTACCACATCGGCGAGGAGTGGAATAACTAACCAAACCAACCTTGCCTGCCGGGGTATTTATAAACGCAATCGCAAAGTCGCTAGGTGGCAGGCCGTGACCATCCAACTTACAACAGGAGCACCGAGTGTACTAAAAACCACGGCAATGCGTTTTTAGTTTGAATCTTTTGGCGGGTCGTTCCCGCCCTTTTTATGGAGTGAATATGAGTAAACCGATATACCACCCCGGAGATTACATGATCCGCTATTACGATAGCGAGGATAGACATATCCAATCAGAACACGTCGACGGATGCAGACAAGAGGCCATCGAGAGAGCACATGAACGCATGGCCAAGGACATCCAAGGTTACATTAAAAGCGTCAAGGTCTTGTATGTAGTATACGACAGCAGATACAACGCACATACCCCACGCGAACGCAAACCATACCGCACTGATACAGGCGGGTTTAGTTGCAGTACAGGAGAACAAAGATGAAAACAATCACTCTAACTGACGAGCAGTGGGAAATCCTACAGTCAGGAGAACCAATCACTATCGAACCGCCAAAGCCGAAGCACTGGAAACCGCAGGCCGGCGAATGGTACGTAAGCGCTACAG